GGAAGTTAGCTGCTGTAAACCATGATCTATAATTGTCTTCGGCTGGGTCGCCAAAATGATGTCTCAATTCTTCAACGCTACTTACGGTTACGATTTCGTCAATTGGGCCTTTACTAAATCTACCAACTAAACCACCAGTATTAGTGGCTAATGCTGGAACACTTGTAGAAGCATCAATCTCTGAAATGTTAACGCCAGGACTTACTTGGAATGCCATTTTTTATCTCCTTTAAATTATTTTATAGTGTATTTTCTATTTATTTATAAAAACAACAAATTCACCTAATTACCTAATTGGTGTCTTCTGTAGTCCATCTGTCTCCATCAGCATCAACAAAAGATTCGAAATCATAACTGGATGAAATAAATCCAAATGGTAACATATTTTCCTCAATATTTCTTAATCTCTCCTCATAAATTTCGTTTCTAGTGTCAATATCAGATAGTTCTTTAAAATAGTCATCTGTTGTCATCCAAGAGAACAAAATTAATGTGTCCACCAAATCGTCATTTTTACCAACATCTGCTTGATATTTATGACCCTTCGAAATAAAACTTGTTAATTCATTGATTGTATCAAAATCTTGTATGAAAATTTTATCTTCCTCAACTAAACTCTTAAGATTTAAACATCCTATTTTTTTAGTTGCCTTTGTTGTTCTAATTCCTAGTGTAGTTCCGCCTCTTCCACCAAAACCACCACTAACACTTTGTCCTTTTCTTGTGTCATTATGAATACTTATCATATTTTCATATTCTAACTCATGGTATAATATATCCGAAACTTGTTGTCCAACATCATTCACTTCTATCAAAACATAAGAGTCATTATATATCTGACACATCTTTTTAATTACAGTAGGATATACCATGGGGGGAATTAAATTCGACCTAAAAACTGCAACCTGTTTATACGGAACTTCAGACGCATCAAATATAGAGAATGCAGAATAATCCAATCCTCTACCTCTAGATACATCTACTGTAGTAAAATATACTCTTCCTTCTCTAGGCTTCTCATATATTTTTAGACTTCCATTTTCTAATTTCTCAAGTGGATTTCTATATGCCAGAGTTTTTAATTTTGTTGGACTAATTAAAGTGTTTGAACTTCCTAAAAACTCAGTTTCAAATTCTTGTCTGAACTGTTCTTCAGATGTGTTTTTAATTGTTGTTTTTTTCCACTCCTCATCCCTGCCTGGTACTTCACTCCAGTGTACAGAAATAGGATTATATGTATTTCTTCCTTCTTCTGCATCAACCCACAATTTATAGAAATGATTCATTCCTTGCGGAGTTGATACAATAAGAACTTTAGTTGATTCACCAGATGAAATTGTAGGATACACAGAATTAAAAAATTCCTCTGCAATTTCATTTGGGACGAATGCAAATTCGTCCAAGAAAAGAATATTAAAAGAACCACCACGAATTGCACTTGATGATGTTGCAGCTGCAAGTACCTTTGCACCGTTCTCTAATTCTATAGAACCTTTATTCCAAACCATCACGCCTTGTTGTAACCATTTTGGAAGATTCTCGTATGCTCTTTGTAGTCTACTTAATAATTCCCTTGCAGTAGCAAGTTTGTTTGCAAGTAATGCAACAGAAACATCTTTGTTGAAAAGAATATAGTGAAGAAAGAATGCAATACATGTAATAGACTTACCAGACTGTCTCCCAATTTTACAAATAGTAAATCTTTCATCATGAAATGATCTAATCATCTTTTCTTGGAATGGATATAGGTCAAAGTTTACCAAGCCCTTATCAACATTGACAATCTTCATATATGTCTTAATAAAATGTATAGGGTCTTCCATACACTTGACATATTCTGCGGCCTGTTCTTCAGTCCATTCAATCTCAACCCCAGCTGCTTTTAGATTGGGGTTGTTATGATATACTTCACTCATCAGTATCTTCTTCTCTATTTTTACCTCTTAGTCTTTCTAAGAGTTCATTGGTACTTCCAACCAATATTGCGTTATTCACTACTTTTTGTGGAACTCCACCGTCTTTAGTGTTTTCTATTTTATTCATTGTCAATTGAAGTTCTATTAAATCTTTTGCTAAATCGCCAGTAGTTTTCAAAAGTCCTGCAGTCACTTCATATGCTCTGGGATGTTCACTTTCCCTTGCAATCATCATCAAATTTTGTAAAGATTCTTGTCCCATAGAAACTAAATCTTTTAAAAGTTCTCTGTGATATTGATAGTCTTCTTCAATATCTTCGTTTCTAGATTCTTTGTCTTTATAAATTTCTACATTATTTTTTTGACGTTCTATTATTTCTTGTGATTTCTTTTCTATTTTGTTATCGATTTCAAGAAACTTACTTAACTGCTCATCATCTAGTTTCTTCATTGTTATTCTCCAAAGTCTTCATTAAATGTGGTCAAAAATTCATAGTTATCTGTTTGAAGTGCATTACTAGGGTCAGTTGTTACTGTTGCTTCCGCATATGTTACTTCTGAACTATCTAAGTCGCCCACTGTTGCAGTACTTGTTCTAATGATTTTTTGTTCTCTTGGAACACCATAGAAAAATCCATTTAATGTAAATTCTAATGTCCACAGAAGCGCTCTTCTAGATAGAAAGTCTCCTTCATAATCATCCTCATATGATACAGAATTTAATGTCAATCCTGTATCACGAATTACACTTAACTCATTTGCTTCTTTTATTGGTATATTAAAGGTAGGAGTAAAGTATGGTAATATCTGTTCTACTATTTGAGTTGCGTCATCCGCATTTTTTGCCATGACTGTTAAAGTAAATCCAATATCATAAGGGACTGGATTATACACATAATTTTTAGTATTTGGGTCTGTAGAATTTTGTCTAGACATTTTTTGTGTCTTAGAAAATTTTCTTTCTGGTGCGTATGTAAATCCAGAAATTTCAAAACTCATTCTAGGCAAGGTGATTGCAACAGAATCTCCAAGATTTCCTGCTGGTTGATTTATTCTTGCCAGATATTTTTGTGAAGGGCCGTATGCAAGAGGAACCTTAATCGTTTCCAACACATCTCCATTGGCGTTTCTTCTATCGATAGTAATATCATCGAATATAGAACCAAATGCAATAACATAGTTTCTAATTGTACTTCTATAATATGGACTATTACCTAACATTAGTAATCCTCACTGAATGGGTTTCCAACGGTAAAGTCGATAACCTTTTCTACATTTGAACTTGATCCAGTGAATACTGTGTCTTGTCCAGAAGTTCCATCTGTGGTGTCTGTTGTCTTGTTTTCTGTATATACAATCTGTTGCGTTGCGCCCAATAGATAATTTGCACCACTGTCTCTACCAACAGTATTTGTGTTTTGTGCAAAACTCCCTGTAAGGTTTGAAAGTTTCAAAACCTTAGTTCCAGAATTCCAAGTTTCTACTGTACCTGTTGCTGTTGCTGAATCGAAGTTTGCACCCTGATATACTATTTCGCCTACGATAAAATCACCAGTTCCAGTACCCAAAGTTAAATCGACAGTAACAAATGTTTGTTGTTGAATATCATCAATCTCATCAATCCCTGTATTAAACTTCTCACTTGAGAATTCAAATGATTCTGTCGATAATCTATAGACATATCTTTTACCTAATTGCCAGAAAGAAACTTCGTCTTCTACGAATTTAATTTCATATACTTTATCTTGCAATGGCCAATATACTAAGTCACCTTCTTGTGGGTATTGCATTGTGGACTCTTCTTCCCATCTTTTAATAGACACAATAAGATTTAATTGATCTCTAATCTCCAATCCAAACTTGGACAAGAAGTCTCCCTCTCCTTGGAAACCATCTGCGTCTTCGATGTACATTTCTATAGAAAATGCATCATTAAATTCACTTATAGTTGACTCGTTAAAAACAGTATCTTCGTTTACATCGGTTCTTTTCAGATAATACATATCCTGCCCGTGAATCTGAATCGATTCAGCGACAAGATTTTCTGTTAAGGATTGCTCTGGTGCAAATGATATAGTGTTAAAATACTGATTTGTAGCCATATGACTATCCCACCATAATGTCTACAGGAAGTTCATAACTTAAAGACATTTCTTGTTCCAGTTGTTCTATTTCTTGATTTGCTTCATCAAGAATTCTGGAACCGTTGAAGGTCACACCTCCAGGCATCGAAATGCCTTCGTACTTCGATAAATTTTCTCCCCATTGTTTTTTAATCAGTGCGGTTGCATATCTTTTTAACCATCTGTCATTCCAAACATCTGTATAAACATCAGGGTCAAGAACCCTCATCGCTTCTACGATAATAAACTCACCAACAACTAATGCCTCATCCCAATCAATATCAAGATGAAGTTGGTTTTGATGTCTGTTAAATCTGATGGGAACTTGGCCAGTAATCATATCATTGACTAATTGAATATGACTTTGAGTCAATTCATATGATAACATCTCTGTACTTCTTAAATTATAAACATCGTTTAAGAACATTTGATATCTAACATCAAACATATTTGTACTATGACTGAATTTTTCATAAAGAGGAATTACTCTCTTAACTCCAATTACTAAGTCATTAATAGGAATATATCGATTTGTAATATCGTCTTCAGTTATTTGGTGCTTGAGAAAAACATCCTCTACCGCATCAAAATGATAGTCACGATAAAACTCTAGTGCATCGTCTACACGATCTTCTACTTGTTCATCTGCGACATTTATTTGAATAACTGGAGAACCTAGTTTTCTAAGACAATATTCTTTAAATTCAGCTCTAGATGTAACTACGGCCATGTCATACCTCTCTTTTGATATGACTATTTATATGTTTTTTAAGTTAACCTTTTAGTGGTTCTGTGGGCGGTGTAAAGTTTGCGGTGTACCTTGCAAGACCTTTGGTAATTCTTACATCTTGAATATAGCCAGTGGTATATACCACACCTCCATAACCTCTTGCTATATTAAAAGGCTCGGTACTGATAATATTTGTTGAATCAGTGATAGTAGAACCAACTTGATTCCCATCAAGAAAACATTTTAATTGGGTGCCCTGCCGAGTTACAGCTATATGATACCAAGTATTAATATTTAAAGTCTGAGCAAAAGAGTTTTCAAAAATCCAAGTATTATTATACTGATAATTAAATTTTAGATGCTGAGAAGTGTAGTAAGACAACATCCAACCACCTCTATTTGACCCAACATAAGCAGCATTATTTGCAGTTCCCAAAATATCAAAATACGTGCTCGGTTGATGCACATTTCTTAGAAAGCACTCAACAGTAAAATCACCAGTTCCAAAGTTAAAATTACCTAAACTGGTAGAAGATGTTTCTAAATAATCCCCAGTACCAGCAAAATACATTGACTTTGAATCTGTAAACTTAACCTGAGTTGTTGAACCAGTAGTATTTCCAAAGACTTTTAGATTACTACTTTGAGACTTATCAATAATAGAAGCGTCTGTACCTTTGATGTGTAATGATGAACCAGAAGAAGATAGTGGAGCGGTAGGTGGTGTAAATTCGGCGGTGTAAACCGCTGAACCAGTGACTACTCTTAAGTCAGAGATGTAACCCTTCCAAACATAATCTCCAACACGTGCCGTACCAACTGTAAAGTTAGATGCACCACCTATACTTGTACTAAGTGAAGTTGAAAGAATACTTGTTCCGTTCAACCAAATATTAAAAGATGTTCCTGATCGTGTTAATGCTATGTGGTTCCATACTTTTTCGTCTATTACTGCGGTTGTTTGAAAATAATCTTGTGAACCCCCAAAGTCAAAATAAAAAACGCCACTACTCAAAAGAGCCAGCATAAACTGATCATCGGCATCGTTCGGGCCAGAGCCGAATATTCCCCTGACTGAGCCTATCGCTTCATCAAGATATATCCAAGCCTCTACGGTAAAATCACCTGTTCCAATATTGTTATGTATGTTCGAACCGACCGTTAAATAATCCCCCGTACCATCAAAATATACAGATCCGCCGTGGACGTTTGGATTATATTCAAGGTAGTCATATGGCGTGAATGGGATTATGGAAACGTCACCAGTTACTGTAATATCATGTGAGTTAGACGAACTATCTTTAATATATGGAAGAGAACTGCTAATAAATAATACGGTATTAGCATCAGATTCGAATGCCTCTGTGGGTGTTGAAAATGCTACATCACCAAGTGATGTGCCACCTGTTCTTAAAACAGAGCCATTCGCTACAATGAGATCACTTATATATCCTTCTACGTTATATTGTGTTCCTCCCGCATCATAGCCTCCTATATATGGCCCATAACTGTAAGAATCATAATTAGCGGAATCTGTGGTTGTAAGTACTAAAGAACCATTTACATATAATTTTAGTGAATTACCGTTATTTGCATCTCTATTTAGACTTACATGGTGCCACTCATTTAGCGTGTAAGCATTAACTGTACTCCAAGAATCACCATACCCCCCATCCACATATCGTCCGAATACAAACTGATTAGTTCCAGTGGTAGATAGGTAGTATCCAGTCGCCACATCAACTCTATGTGTATTAAAAATCGGGCCTTGTGCTCCTGTCGGGTAGAACCAAAACTCAATACTAAATGAGTTAGTTCCGAAATTAAAATCTGAGAGTGCAGAGCCACCCAATGTAAGTTTATCGCCGGAACCATCAAAGTAAGTACTATAACCGCCGTTTCTATATGGACTAAATGTACCAGCATGAGCATCACCAGTTACTGTGATGCTATGGCTATTTGAAGAAGCATCTGTAATGTTATTATTGTCTGACGTACCCGTAGCAGTGGCTAACAAAGTTGTGTAATTACTATTTAAAATCTGAAATTCCAAGGATATAGATGTATTCGCACTAACCGCACCATTAACACCATCAGTTGCATTAATTGTTAAAGTAAATGTTCCGAAATTGGCATCATCAGTACTAGGTGTAATTGTGAATACATTATCTACCTGACTCACTGTAGCAATACTTTCAAGTCCAGATGTTGAATAACTCCATGTCAGAGGGAATCCTTCTGGGTCTGTAGAAACCGCTGTAATAACTGTAGGAGTTCCATCTATAGCGAGTGAATAAGTTCCATTCACTCCAGTGATTGCACTTGGTGAGTCATTCTGTACTGTGGCAATCTTATACCAACCAGAACCAGAATATATATAAAGATTATTGTTTCCTGTTACAAATGCCTGATCTCCATTAGACATTCCTGTTTTTGCAATTAACGCAGTCATATCTGCAAGAACATCTATAGATGCACCACCAGAAGAAACTTCAGAACTTTCCCAATAACCTTTTGTGGCATTGTAAACATA